GCGGTACTTTAAAGGCAAAAAAGGGACTTATCTTGACCTGACTGCTTGGATTGACCCAGATAAAGAGGACGAATACGGCAATCACGGACTCGTCAAGCAGAGCACTTCTAAGGAAGAAAGAGAGGCAGGGGTTGACCTACCTATACTGGGTAATACTAAGGTGTTCTACAGGCAAGGCGGTAGCCCTACTGCGACTCCAAAACCTGTTAAAGGGCAGTCTACTATGACTATTGCAGAACTTGAGGACGATATACCATTCTAAGGAGAAAACCATGTTTAAGGCTAAACCAAATATGAGCAATAATATAGGGCTGAAGACTTTCAGCAGTCAAGATGATGCAGTCAGATATTTAAACCTTATTACAGGATTTTCAATGCAAGCGGTAGATTGGAGAAGCATTGGGAAACTTATAAAATCGTGATAAAAAACCCCTCCCCCGAAAGGGAGGGTAAACCATAGGAAAGATGGTCGGGGAAAACCATCCCCCTCAATTTAACATAGCGAGATATAAAATGCGAACAGTTGACTTTGGAAAATGCCTGAGAGCCGCGCAGTCTAGCAAGGGCGTTTCTAGCTCTAACTTAGCCAAGATTTTGGGCGTACACAGACAGCAGATTAACATCTGGCGCAATAAAGAGAATTGCAGATTGGACACCCTGCTAAGGGTATGTGATGCACTGAAGTATGGAGTGGAGGACTTTCTGCAAGGGTAAAAAGAAAACCCCTACAGGGTAGGGGCTTTACTTCTGCTCTTAAATGAGCTTTACTTAACGTGCGAAGATTAAGAAGTGGTAGTGTAACACAGGGTTAAGTGTCTTATAGTGTCTTATAGTGTCTTATAACGACAACCCCCCCTTCTTTCTCCTCGCCCAGTAATCGGGCTAGAGGCTGACGAACACCTTAAATAAAACGTCAGAGCGTGGTTGACCCTCCAGACATAGCCCTATTGATAGCTCGGTTGTTATCAATGGATAGGTTGGATATCCGATACGATTACGAATCAACCGCTGAGTCGCTTTGCCCTCAGTACAGTATTTTGCTACAGCGTAGTAAAAGGGTTAAATGTGTCTATATGAATGTTGATTTTTATACACTAAAGTAAACATTATCATTGATTAACAGGCGAGGTTTACCGAGCCATAGGAGAAGAAGATGAAAACAAGACTAGATGAACTGCAAGAACAGGCTGAGAAGTTTAATGAAGAACACCCAGAAGTTTGGGAGAAATTCGAGGAGTTTGCTTTTGATCGTATTAAGCGAGGCTATAAGCACTTCTCCTCTGTTGCGATCATTCAGAGAATACGTTGGGACACTGGGGCAGGAGGAGATGGTAGGAATGAATTTAAAATAGCCAACGCCCATTGTCCTTTCTACGGTAGATGGTTTATGCGGAAATACCCAGAGCATGAGGGATTCTTCAGAACGTGCGTACAAAAGAGCGCAGTAATGCCCCCTATCGGGGAGCGTCAATTCACCCCAGATATGGTGATCTAGATGAAACTTAACACTGGAGAAACGTACACGCCAGATGACAAGGATGTTATCGGGTGGCAACAGACTTTTAAAGCGGTTGATGTGCATCAAGAATTGCGAGCTATGGAATCGTGGCTTGACGCTAACCCGACCAGACGCAAAACCAGTAAGGGTATTAAGAGGTTTATAAACTCTTGGCTTACACGCGCACAAGACAAAGGAGGATCACCAATGGCTAAGGCTAGAACAGACAGCCTCAGAAAAAGGTCTGTTGAAGATTCCTTAGCTGATGTAAGTTTTATTGCGAATATTGAAGCAAAGACAGCCGCAATTAATTACTTTCTAGTAAAATACGGATTTTATTGGGACGGGGAGAGAAAAAGTGCCTAGAGTAACCGAACTGGAATACAGGGGTGAGAAACAGTCCTCACTGGTGTATGGTAATGTGTACACATACAAGGAGATGGCGTACATAACAGGGCTGTCCTACCGATGCTTAGTCGGCAGGGTGGCTAGGATGGAAAAGACAAAATCAACAGCAGGTAAAGGTCTGAGGGTTGTACTTACAGATAAAGAATTAGTGCCTCTTAACACGAAGAACATACCTTTAGGTTGGCGAAACAAAACTAACAGATGCGCGGATAAAAACCTCGAAAATCCTGTGATGGAGATATCACAGAAATGGCTAGGGAGGAAATGGTAATGAGTCAGGGCGAGTTCGTGAAGATCGACAGCAAGGATCAGATTGAGAAGCGGTTGCCCTTTCTTATTGAGCGGATTGAGAAATGGGACTACGCAAAGCCTCTTTGCATCAAGCTCACCCCGTATAGAAATGCGCGGAGCATTAGCCAAAACAAACTTTTCCATAAGTGGTGCAAACAAATATCAGAGAAATTTATAGAGCGCACCCCAGAGGCAAGCCCAGAGGCTATGAAGCTGTATTTGAAGAAAATGTTTCTGGGAATAGAGGATGTAAAGATTGGGAAACAAATAATCCCAGACCAAGTAAAGCACAGCAGTGACCTAGATGTTGGAGAGATGGTGCATTTCATGGATCAAGTGTATCATTGGGGTCTGGAAAACAAAGTAATACTGGCAGTGCCAGAGGAATCTGAGTATAGGAAATTGAAAATCAAACAGGAGAGTTGAGATGGATGTTTTGAATTTAAACCTATCAGTTTTAAAGCAGTTTGCAACGACAGCCAGACAGAACGAAATCGTAGATGCAGTTATAGCCTGTAACAATAGGGTCAGGGAGGCTTCCAAGCAACTCGGAATAGACAGGCGAAACGTCTACCGACTGATAAGCACACTAGAAAAGAGAGCCGCCTCGCAAGGTGTTGCCCCCCACCGAGATTTAACCCACCAGACAGCCGCAGGATTTGAAACCAAACGAGTTTCAACAGCCTACAACCAAGACGGTGAGGTTGCCCTACAGTGGCATATCCAAGAGCGCGAAAAGGGCGTGAAGCTAGAAACCATCATTGACGCTATTGAGGGATTTGAATGGAAACCTGCGCCCCTGATACCCACTTCCACAGAGCATGAAGCAGAATTACTCACCCTATACACCCTGACCGACTTTCACTTGGGTATGTACGCATGGAAGGCTGAGACAGGTGATGATTGGGACATGAGCATTGCGGAGCGAGAAGCACTAGCCGCAATCACCAGAATGTCAGAAGGTTCACCCAACAGCGAAACGGCTATTCTCAACTTGCAAGGTGACTTTCTGCACTGGGATGGATTGGTTGCTGTAACACCTGCCTCTAAACATGTCCTAGATGCCGATACGCGCTACGGTAAGCTCATCGAGATGGCACTTGATGTAACCATGTCCTGTATCGAGATACTGCTTAGAAAGCATAAGAGAGTGCGTCTACTGGTATGTGAAGGAAATCACGATGAGTCTGGTTCTGCATGGCTTAGAAAAGCGTGTAAGAAAGTGTACCAAGATAATGAGCGGCTAGAGGTGGACGATACGGAATTTCCGTACTACGCATACCTGCATGGCGAGATAATGCTAGGCTTCCATCACGGGCACAAAAAGAAAAATACTGCACTGCCACAGCTATTCGCCGCTGAACCAAGATATCGGGAGATGTGGGGGGCTTCTAAATACTGCTATATCCATACGGGGCATTACCACCATGCCGAGCAGGATATGAGCGAGGGCGGCGGGGCTATCGTGGAGCGTCACCCTACCCTAGCAGGGAGCGATGCGTATGCCGCTAGAGGAGGATACACATCATGGAGGGCTTGCCATGCTATCACCTACCACGAGAAAGATGGCGAGCATTCCAGAAAGACTGTCGTGCCGAGCATAAAAGATGAGTAGGATTATTAAATTCCCCAACGGAGAAGAACGAGATGAATCGAAGGCAGAGCGCATTAAAGTTAAGCGCGAATTTTGCGATATTTGTAGTGCAGGTCTTGACCTATGGACTGATGATACTGGCGTGGCTTACGGGCTTTGCGATCTGTGTGATCTGGGCGTTGGCTCACAGCCCATTGAGCTTGTATCGAATTGGGAGGAATAGATGGCGAAGCGAAAGAAAAAGACACTAGCCAAAGAAATCGAGGATGCCGCTAAGCTGTTACAGCGTTACGTCAGGCTAAAAGCATCAGATGATAACGGTTACGCGCAATGCGTTACCTGTGGCAAAACAGATCACTACAAGAACCTGCAAGGGGGTCATTTTATCCCCCGAAATCGGACTATCCTCAAACTTTACGAGGAGAACATTCACCCCCAATGCCCTCACTGTAACTGTTGGGGGATGAAGCAAGCGCACTACGTCCTTAAATACAGAGCGTGGATGGTGGACATGTATGGAGAGCGCAGAGTAAAGGCGATGGAAAAGCTAGCATGGAGAACTGCTACAAAACTCGACAGGCAGGAGGTCAAAGAGTTCCAGAAGGAAATCACCGCAAAAATACGACAGGAAGAATACAGAATTGGGGAGTATTGATAATTTATTTTTACTAAAGTGAAATAAACGCTTTACTTTACTCAAGTAAGCCCCCATACTGGGTTCATCAAATCAATTAATCAAAGGGGCTTTGCCATGAACATACAACAATCACTAATCAGTCGCGTTGAACATAGGCTTACAGAAACCAAGAATCCATGCAAGAGCTATGCAACCTACGAGCGATGCGAGAAAGTCATGGAGCAGGTGTCGGTTGAGATAGGGGAATACTACCTAACC